CTGCTGATGCAGTAATCTTCGTTCAGCACGAAGCAAACGCCGTAGCTAATGGTACGGCATTAAAGGCGGCATACACTGCGGCCAAGTCACTCACTCCTGGCGGTAGCGCGTTGGCGATTGATAATCGTGCAGTGTTGGTTGTACCTGCTGGTCAATACGATTTCGGTTCAACAGCCTTCGATATTACTGAAGATTTTATTGACCTTCTCGGCACAGGAGTTTGTCGTAGACTTGGTGAATTTGCTGATGATGAAATAGCTTTTCCAGATGCTATGCTTATCTGTGACACCGATGATATGGTTGTCAATGTAACTTGCCGTGACATTCTCATGCAGGGATTCTACATCTATTCGAAGACTGATCACAAAAGCGGATTGTATTTTAATAACGACAATGATTGTGATAGGGGCAGATTCATTGACATCGGTGTTACGATACAATCAGCAGATGATTTCGCTATTGAGCAAACAGGTGGAATAAGTGCTTATTTTGAGCAATGCCATACATTAGGAACTATTTTTTGTAATGAATCATCATCTGGTACTCTTATCAATTGTACTGGTGGAAATGGTAGTTTTGGAGGTATAGGTGGCGAGGCTTCCGGTACCTATATCAATTGCACTGGTGGAAATGGTAGTTTTGGAGGTATGGGCGGCGAGACTTCTGGTACTTTTATTGATTGTATTGGTGGAAATGGTGGTTTTGGAGGTATGGACGGAACAATAACAGCAACAGCAAGATTATATGGCTGTCGTTTATCATCAGGAAGTTTCCCGACTCCTACTGCTGGAGCGGTTCTGGTTAACTGCATCGAGGCTGATTTTACTATAATTAATTTCGGAACTGACATTATAGTTGACCCTGTGAATGGTGGAGCTATTCCGGTTACCAAGAGCGGTAATTTGGCATTAGTAACAGAAGGTGGGGCTGAAACAAGAACACTAGCAAGACCCTCAAAAGTGGGGTTAGTAATAAATATGACCTTCAAGACCGATGCAGGTGATTGCGTTATTACTTGTGCAACATTCGTGAATCAAGCAAATAATAACACTATCACATTTGCTGATATTGGTGACTTTATATCATTGGTCGCGGTAGATGAAGGCTCTGCTCTTGCGTGGCGGGTAGCAGCTATCGACGGTGCAGCATTATCAACAGCATAACATTTAAGGAGTTATAAAAAATGGCAGATAAAATTTCAATAAGCAAAATTTCAGCAAGCGAAAAGATCATTGACGACGGCAAAGGTGGAGAGCTGCTTGAAATCACCGAAGCGAGAACAATCAGAAAAGATGACTTGTTAAAACAGAAAGCTGCAATCGCTACATGGCGGCAAGAAGCGATTGCCCTGCATACTGCAAGACTCGACGAACTGGATGCTCGTGAAGAGGAGATCGATTTGAAGATCGCAAAATTTATTGGATAGGAATTTGTATTTGTGGGTTCCATCCCGAAGCCGAGTCGACAAAGTCTGTCCGAAGGGCGTTAATTAAAAGTAACACCGGAAACTTGTCAAAGGTAGCTGGACTTACCAGCACAGGCAACAAATCACTAACATAGGAGCACGAAAATGGAAAAGGTATTGGAAATTCTGGCAATGGTTTGGGCGTTTTTGAACAGCGCATTCGGATTGGGAATGGTTATTACTGCTGTCGTGTGGATTGGTGCAAAAATCTATGCATCACGTCCATCGTGGCGCAAGTATGAAGGTGCGATCATCGAAGCGATAAAATTCGCTGAACGTGAAATCCTCGACGATACGCCCAATAAATCCCTATGCCGCATCAATGCAGCCCTGCAGTATGTACTAAAAATTTATCGTGAGGTCAATAATCGCAGTGCTACAGACCAGGAAGTTACGGAGATTAAGGAAGGTATTCGAATTGTTCATGCCGAACTGGAAGCCAACGGTAATCTTACAAAACCCCCTTCAACACTGGTGGCGATACTGTTGTGCTGTGTGCTTTTGTTTGGCGGGCTTGGATGCCAAGTGATTTTTCAGACTCCCGAAAGCGGACCTGCAACCGTTGGGTCACCGAACAATTCTGCGGTAACGACTGATGGTCAGGACACCGACAGCAACCAGGGTGCTACACCACCAGCTGATGTGAAGGATACTCCCAATGACGTGGATAATTAACATCATCGTCGCGATTCTTCGTGCGTTGGTACCGGCTTTTTTTAAACAATTTAGACAGAGCCGCCCAACGTGCGAAGATGCCCATCGCCAGCCGGAACTTAAAGGCAGATTGAAAGACCGTATCAAAAAAGCAGGTTGGAACAAAAAACTGCTTTTAGTGTGCGTCATCTTATTGGTTCTGCCAGGTTGTTCTGGTTCTCGGACAGTTTTTGTGCCAAGCGGCGAGCCGGTACGTCTTCGTGAAACCATCAAAAATGCAAAGATATGGACACTGGATAAAGATGGAAAACCCGTTGCGGGCAAAATGGACTTACCCGAGGGCTGGTATTGCCTTGAAGACACGGAACCGAAGTGATTGGCTTTAAGCTCAAGACGATGCAGAGTCATTTTTTTGACTCGACCAAGGTTATTTCAGCGGCCGGTAGAGCCAAGCGAAAAGTATTGTCGAAGTTCGGTGCGTTTGTTCGGCGAACTGCAAAAAGTTCTATCCGGAAACGGAAAAAAGTATCCACGCCTGGCAAGCCTCCGACGAGTCGGACCGGGTTACTTAAAAAGTTCATATTCTTCGGTTACATCCCGGCGACGCAATCGGTTGTTGTCGGGCCAATTAAACTGAATTCTAAAATTGGCGAAACGCCGCGGGTGCTTGAATTTGGCGGAAAAACAACTGTTGTAACCCGCAGTAAAAAATCAAAGAGTGAGAAAAGAACAGTCTCCATCGCAGCCAGGCCGTATATGAACCCTGCGATGGATAAGGAGCTACCTAAGCTCCCAGACATGTGGAAAAATTCGATTAGATAAAAAGACAGGAGATTGAAAAATGCCTGATTATGTTTTGGGAATGAATTGTAAGATTTTCGCAGGCCCGGCGGGGACGGCTTTAGCTTCCCTGACTGAGCTTACGAACGTTAAAGATGTCAATGTCGGCCTTGAGGCTGGCGAAGCCGATGTGACTACTCGCGCTAATTCCGGATGGCGGGCGACAGCATCGACGCTAAAAGAATCAACAATCGAGTTCGAGATGGTGTGGAAGCCTGGTGACACCGGGTTCGATATGTTCCAGGCTGCCTTTTTGGCCAACACCAATGTCTCAATGGCTGCTCTGACTGGCGCACTTGCAACTGCGAACTCCGATGGTCCTTACGGGGACTGGAGTGTGACTAACTTCAGCCGGTCTGAACCACTGGAAGAGGCAACGACGGCATCGGTGACATGCAAACTTGCTGTATGGGATGCGTGGATCGAAGACGGCGCGGAGGCAGTATAACCATGAAAAGTTTTAATGACAAAGACGGACGCACTTGGGAGATATCTTTGACTCTGGATTCTGCAATCAGGGTAAAAGATGCACTGGATATTGATTTGCTGCAGCCGGAAAAAGGTGATCCCCCGCTGATAACCCGCCTGGGAACAGATGAGATGCTGCTTGGTGCTGTGATTTGCGCACTGCTTGGTGACCAGTTTGACAGCCACGGGCTGAGCGAACATGAAGTGCGAAAATCCTTCGACGGGAGGACTCTCATGGCGGCACAAACTGCATTTTATGAGGAGCTCGTTGATTTTTTCCAGAACCGCGGTCGCGCAGATCGCGCCGGCGCGATCGCGAAGCAAGCGGAAATAATCCACCTGGCGACGAAGCAGATCGCGGAGAAGATCGACAAAATCGACGCGGGCGAGACGATCCGTGGCGCGATGTCTGGCAAATTGCCGGAGCCATTGGTTTAGATCCCCGTGGATTTACGCTGCGGCAGTTATTGCTCATGTCCGAGGGTAAGTCGCAGGTAAACTGGGCGCACACATCGGCGATCCTTGCAAAGATTCATAACTCCAACTGCTCAAAAAAATCAGATATGAAAAACCCGGATGCGTTTAATCCACATCGAATCAAGGAATCTGATGATGTTGTTTATGTAGATAACCCCGAAGCGGTAAAAAAGATGAAAGAGGCATTTGTTGGAGAAGGCACTAGGAAATAGGCACCAGGCATTAGAAAAAAAATGGCAAGTGATAAAGGTATAAGAGCGGGAAAAGCGTTTGTTGAAATCTTCGCGGATGACAAAAAACTTGTGCGCGGGTTGCGTGCTGCTTCACAGAAGATAAAAGCATTTGGGGGTAATATTCGTAACATGGGCCTGCGGTTAACCGCAGCGGCTTCTGCTGCATTGGCTCCACTTACGATGGCGGTTAAGCATTTTGCGAATTTTGGTGACAGCATCGCGAAAATGGCCAAGCGAACGGGTATGTCTGTTGAGGCATTGTCATGGCTTCGATATATGGCGACACAGACAGGAACGAGTCTGGATGATCTGGAAAAAGGCATTCGCAGGATGCAGCGAACGATCTCTGATGCCGGCCGCGAGTTGTCTACAGCAGTTGATGTATTGGAAGATTTGGGGTTGAAATATGAGGACATTAAAGACCTCTCACCGGAAGATCAGTTCAGGAAAATTGGTGGTCGTCTCGGTAAAATTGTAAATCCTACAAAACGTGCTGCGATGGCGATGGAGCTTTTCGGC